CATCAAGTAACCACTTACCGACTTCCTCTCCTGACGCCCCTGAATCCCAACTGATCCAGGCTTTGAAGTTAACGGGGAAACGTTTCTTATAAACGTTACCCTGACACCACATCCGACGTCGAAAATACCAATTAGCCCTGGGTGTGCAAGCCATCACCATACGCGTGTCTGCGGTTGGTGCCACACCGGCTATTGTAATCGTGCCCGTCTTCTCTTGTTTTACGATGCCTGACAATCTCAGGTCTTTTTCACAAAGTGGTTCAGCCAATAGGCTGTCCCTCGCTTTCAGTAGGTTTTCACGCGTCGCTTTTGGGAACCTGCTTACCCAAATCTCATCCGTCCCTGCGTTAAGATTACGCAGCTCTCCGAGAATGAACCTGTTCATAATGGATCCTTCGTAGCCCTTATTGGCCATGGTCTTGGCAAATATTTTAAACCAAGCTAATGGCACTGGCTGTGCATCGAGGGGTGCTAATGAACGACTAGTTAACCCTTGTAGAGCGTTGGTGAACGTCTTAGCCACGTACGACGGTGTGCTCTCTTGGATAGCAATACCGTGGCAAACAAGACCTCTACGTTCCAAAGCTTTAACATCAGGTTGATGGTTATCGGCGTGAATTTTGATCTTGCAGCCAGCGCGCAGGTCCGTTGAGGTCCGTTTTGGCACTGAGGCGGGGGTGAAACTAGGCGGTTTCTCGAAGTGGAGGGTTCTGCCGGTCGGGCCAGGCATTAGGTTGCTTCTAAACGACTTCCACTGCTCAGCTTCAGCCGAGCGGTGAGAAACAACAGACTGGTAATGCGACCATCCGCACGCTGAGGCGCAGACAAAGGCAGGGACTGCTATAAAAGGATGTGCAATGGTTCCTAACACGGCTAATTTTCCCAATCCCAACAAGGTGTAATCCCAACCATAATAATGTAAGGGCACCAAAGTTGAAATTGCCACTGTAGTGGTGGCAGCAACCGCCTTCACACCAAGAACATAGGCGGGTTCAAAGTCGAGAACCCGTGAATGGAGGTGGAAAAGTCGGCGGAACACACGGAGTGGTGTTCCAAGAGCGACCGTTTCAAACTCAACATGCAAAATGAGTGCACAAACCGTTGCATAAATG